AGACTCTTTGTCATGTAGTTTTTCTACTTGATCTATTTTTTTAGTTATTTTATCTAATATTTTTTCTATATTCATTTATTATATCCTTATGGTGTTCCTGATTGATACTCGTACATACATCTAATTGTCATTTTGATTCCACCTACTGGAAATAAAGAACCTTCATCTGTTTCTACTTGTACTACTTCCGAATCAAGTGCTTTACCATTTCTAGTAATATCAGCTTCTATTGCAGATTCAATAGCTGTAATTAATGCGTTTCTTGCAGTATCTATATTAGCTTCTGCACCTTTAACAAATCCTAGTATTACAAAATCAATCGTACCATGTCTTGTTTTAGCACCACTTCCAAGTTCACTATCCTCTCTATTTTCTTCTGATGTTTGAACTATAACTGCTGGGTATTGTTGCATAGATAATTCGTCTAACAAGAAAGGTTGTCTAGTAGCTTTTTTAATTGCTGGACTAGATATGTTGGAAATAACTGATAATAAGTTTGCTGCTATATCTTCTCGTACACTCATATTCTGGCCTTCCTAAATTCTTTGGCTACAAATTTATTAAATTGTCTGCCTATTATATTAGCAGTTCTATCATTAAATCCAAAAAATTCCCTCTTATTTTTTCCTAACACTTGATTAAATACTGCTCTTTTAAGCATTTCACTATTACTGAATCCTACTGATACTTTATTTGTTCCTGTTTTTCTAACTGTTTTTCCACTAGGAGTTAAAGCACCCAACATTCTACCAGAATAAAATAAATCTACTTTAGTTGGATAGCCTTTTTTTTGTAAATGTTTTAAGTAGCCTTGTGAGTAAGGTGCAAAGGGTCTATCTCTAAAGTCTATTCCTTTTGCAGTTTTAGTTCTGATAATATCTAGTAATTGAAAACCACCTTGTAGTATTCCTTTTTCAATAATGCTTTTGATTTTTCTCTCTACTTTTTTTAATCTTGTTTTAAGAAATTCGGTATTAGTTTTAACTTTTACTGATACAACCATTATCTAGTCAATCGTCTGTATCCATGTAAAACTTCTCTTTCGCCTACAGAGATACTAGCATCTGAATCATTATCGTATTCAACACCATCTTCTAATATTGATCTCATTTCTTTTGCATATTCAGAAGCATAAAATTCACTCATTCTTTCAAATCTATCTTTATCTGTTTCTGGTCTAAATTTAGTTAATGCTGGTAAAAAGAATCTTGATAAGAATAAATAAACACCAGCACGTTCAAACTGATCTAAATTAATTTTTGTATTATCCATTTCAGCAGTTTGTAATGCTGTAATATCTGTATAAATATTATTTTTATATACTGGAAACCATTTAGTTCTTAACTCTCTTAAAATATCATTAGTAGTTTGTGCATAGAAATTAACTGTTTCTGTTGCGTTATTTGCAATACCAAAGTCAAAGGCATCTGGTTGATACTTTGTTACATCAGCAGCTACTATTACATTTGCACCAGTAAAGTTCGCCATTTAGAATATCCAAATTAATAAGATTATTCCTACTATAACACCAGCACTTACTTTAGGATTATCTTTTGCTAGTTTAATATATTTTTGTAAGTTTTTCATTTCTTTTTCTCTTTTCTTTTTTTAGGTTTTAATTGTACTACTGTTTCGTTTTCATAAGTTTTATCTTCAGATACTTGTACAACTTCTTTTACTTCTTTAATTTTTTTTGTTTCATCTGATGCTAATGTAAAACCTCTTGCTTCCCAATTTGCAATATTAGCTTCATAATCAGCTTGTAATCTTTCTATGATTTTATCGCCTTTTTTTAACTTAACTTTATTCATAATATTCTCCTATGTGTTTGTCCAATGGGCGATTTCTCGCCCACCAGATATAAGTCTTAAATTACGGACTAACAATACTAGAATCAACGTGTAACTCAACTCCATAAGAGTCATGTAACTCGGCAACTCCATATACTGCTGTCGCAACAATTTCATCAGCACGTAAAGATGCATCTCTTTGAATTTCAATTTTCAAATCTTGCATCATAGCTAGACCAAGTGCGTCTTTATGGAATATACCAACTTTGTAATCCCCAACTGTACCTGTGTTTGCCATATTTGCAGATTCAAAAAGTTGAATTCCAGCAAGTTGTCCAATGTATCCACTTCTTAATGCTTCATTAGAAGTTTCAGTATCTAAACCAGCAAAAGTATTAGTCATACCTGATTTAAGATCGTAAGCTACATGAGGGTGCATTACTGCATAACACTCATTTACTGGTAGTCCTAATGATCTTAAAACTGCTGCTGCATTAAAGATAGCTGCTGGTGCTAAAACTGCTGACGCACTTCCAGCTGTTTGTGAAAACCCATCAAACAAAGCAAGTAGATCAACGTCAATTTTTTTAGCGATTGCTTTACCAAATAATTGTCCAATGTCTGCTGCTACATTTCTTGATGCACTATTTCTAGCCATGTCAGTTAGTGTAGTCATAACACCAACTTCACTTGCTGTGATAGTTACTTCTGTAGGGTTTATTGCTGTATTGCCCAGATCAGTTGCATCTGCTACTGCTGCTGCTGCAATTGCTGGATAGATAGGAACTTGAATTGCTTTCCCACCACCACTTATTGTATAGTTTTTAACCAAATTTCTCATCAAAGATTGCTCTTGAATGACAAACTGGGCTTCTGCGATTATCGCAGTGTACAGTTCTGATACTGTACTACTTGTTGTTTCGTTAGCCATAGTCTTTATCCTTTATTTTATTTGTTTAATATAATTTGAGTAGGTCTTTCATCTCGTGCTTTTTTGTATTTAGCATATATAGCACGATCTTCTGACTTACTCATGTCCAAGTCCTGAATGTTGAAAGGTTTTACAGTTTTACCCTCGACACTACTCTGGCTTCCTGAACCAGACAAAGACCCTTGACGGAAATGTGGGTTAGCATCTAAAAACTCTTTAACTTTATCTTGTATTGTTAATAGTTCTCCTTGTGAGTTATATCTCACATTAGAATTATTATCAAGAATTTCTATTCTACCATCATCATTATATTTGATCTCATTTTTAATTAAAGATACGACTTGTCCAGCATTAATAGCTTTATGTTCGTTAGCAATAGATAGAATTGAGTTATCAACTTTCTCTTTTTTCATCTGATCTTTATATTTATTAATTTCTATGTCTTTTTCAGATAATCTATCTTGCATAATCTTTTCAATATCAGCTTTAGATTTTGCTTCTTTTAATTGCTGTTCTTTTAGAAGTTCTGATTTTTGAGATGCTTCTGCTTCAAGAATCTTTTGTGTTTTTCTTTGTTCAGCTTCTAGTCTAGTTTTGATTATGTTATCTAATTGCTCTTGTGTAAAAGTTTGTTGCTTTGGTGTTTCTGCTTGTGCTTCTACTTTTACTTCTTCTTTTGGTGCTTCTGTTTGTTCGTTTTTCGGTTGAACTACCTCTGTTTCTTGCGTCATAAGACTCCTGTTTAGTTTATATTATTAGTTCTCCAGCTTTATTATACCAATCAGGATTGACATAACTCCATTGGTGTCGACAATTATAACCCCCTCGAACTATTAAAGGATTACCAGACTTCTTACCTTTCCAACTTGTGCTTGACCAAAGTTTTCTAACTTCGTCAATAGTAAAAAGTCCACCTTGTCTTTTGTTATATACTCCACTTACTACATTTCTACATAGCTGTCTAGTAGTTGGAATTACATCTCCATAGTATTTAACATAAGTTAAACCAGCATCATTTGACTTATTAAAGTTTAATGTTGCATCAAAATCTCTTAATGAATCGTTTAATATCTGTCCAGCATACCTTTTCATGTTCTCTCCGGTACGATCTCTAGCAAATTTAGATTGTAATGATTGAACTGCTTTATCAACTTCTGATTGTTTTGATTTATTAAACTTATTTTTATTTATATAATCAACTAATTTTTGTGCTTCTACATCATCTGAACTTGCATAGATTCCATTGATTGTTTGTCTTAATTCTTTTTGTAATACTGTAAAATCTGAACCTATTAATGTATTCT